AAGCTGAACTGGCCGCATCCGAGCAAGGCCGGCTGCAAAGTGAATTGGACGCCGAGCGCTTCCAGCGTATCGCCGAACAGTGCAGCGCCAAGACCGCGCGCCTTTTCGAGGCCCAGGAAGCCGCATCGAAACTGGCGGCCGAAGCGCAGGAACATGCCCGGCAGTTGAGCGAAACCTACCGCAAGCGCGCGGCGCGCATCGTGACCGTGCTGAAGCCGCAAAACGTCGAGGAATGCGCGGCAGTGGCCAGTATGCTCGATGCGTACCGCCAGTAAGAGCGCCCTGCTGGTGCTCGCACTGGCCGCCAGCGGTTGTTCGAGTCATCCCGCCAGAATTAACGAGATCGAAGTACCGATTCCTGTACGTTGCAAGGTGGCGTATCCGGTCAAGCCCGCGAGCTGCTTCGAGGCGCTGCCGGCTAACGCGCCGGTGTTCGAGAGTGTGAAATGCCTGCTGGTCGACCGCGAGAATTCGCTGGCCTACGAGGGCGAATTGCTGGCGGCGCTTAAAGCCTGCGCGGAGCCGCTGTAGTGGCAAGAGGCAAGGTGCACGCCAACGGCCTGACCGCAAAGCAGGAAAAGTTCTGCATCGCTTATAACCAGTGCGCCAACGCCAGCGAGGCGTACCGCAGCGCCTACGACACGGCGCGCATGAAGCCCGAGTCGGTCAACCAGTTGGCGTCGCGGCTGCTGAATAAGGTCGGGATAGCGTCAAGGATAGCCGCGCTGCGAACAGGTGCGGTCGAGCGCTCCGAAGTCTCGACCGCCGAGGTGCTGCAGGAAGCCGCGCGCATCGCCTTGTGCGACCCGACCGAACTGTTCGACGACAAAGGCAAGTTCAAGCCGCTGGCCGAATGGCCGCTGGCAACCCGCCGCGCGGTTTCGTTCATCAGGCAAAAGCCCGAGTACAGCGTCAGCGACGGCGCGCGAAAACTGGACGGCTATTCCACGGAGGTTCGCTTCTGGGACAAGAACGCGGCGCTGGAAAAGCTGATGAAGCACATGGGGTTGTTCGAAAAAGACAACCGCCAGCGCTACGGCGAAGGGCTACTTAGCCTGCCGCGCGAAGTGCTCAAAATGATAGAGGAAAAACTGCTTGGGCACAGTGGACCTGACCTGGATGGACAACCTTCCGCCGGCAGCGAGGGCCGCACTACTCACTGACGTTCGAGCGCTGTTGGCCGAATCCAGGATAGAGGACTACCGCCCCTATCCCAAGCAGCGCGAGTTTCACGCCGCGGGCAAAACTTTCCGGGAACGCGCCCTTGTGGCGGCGAATCAGTGCATCACGGCAAACACGGTTATTGAAACGGGTTTTGGTGAGCGCCGGATCGCAGAAATGATAGGCGCGGCAGCGTTCGATGTGCAGTCGTTGGCCGATGGATCGCAATGTGTCGCAAAAGCTTCTCCCGTATTTCTAAAGGGCATTGAGCCAGCGTTTCGCGTTCATCTGGCCGACGGGGAAGTTTTTGAGTGTTCCCGTAGGCACCGGCTATTGACGACCGCGGGGTGGTTTTCTCTCGACCGGTTAATGTCCCGCGCAAGTGGTCTGCGTTGGATGCGTACAGGCGAAGATTGTCGGGCCAGTTGTGGTGCGGATGATCGTCAATGTGATCGACGACTTCCCGGGATTGCAGATAACGATTCAGGGCGACCTCAAGCACCAGGCGGTGCTCCCGGACGTAGCCGTTGCAGCTTGCCCTCGGATGGAGCGGGACAAACACAAGAACGTAACCATGCTTATCTACGGTACGTCCTTGCTCCCACTGCTGATGATGCCCGCTCGCTGCTCGCGGACCTGTGCGCGAGCTTTGCAGAGCGAATCGACGAACAGAACGTTCTACACAACTCTTCGAGACTTCGAGACGTTGCGCGATCTCTGGATGCGTCAGCCCGAGTTCCAGAAGAGGCGTTAGCTGAGTTTCATCAAGCTTCGCCATCCATTCAGTACGTGGGCGAGTGGACGCCTTTCGGCGTGCAAGCCACGCTTGAACGGTGCGATAAGACAAGCCGACAAGACGAGCGATTTCACGACGCGACGTTCCCGCGTTGTTCAGGGCAAAAATCGTTTCTCGAAGATTCTCGCACGGCGATATTTTTCCCATTCGCGCATCCCGGGCTGATTGGTTTGCAGCGAATAGTAGCCGTTGAAGGGATAGGCTTCAAGCCGATCCTCGACCTGCATGTTTACGGCACGAATTGCTACAGGGCCGGCGGCGTTTTTCACCATAACAGCGGAAAGACTCTGTCGGCCGGCTACGAAACAGCCATGCACCTGACCGGGCGCTATCCGGCGTGGTGGGACGGCAAGGAATTCACGGCGCCCGTCGTCATGTGGGCGGCCGGCGTCACCTCCGAAGTCACGCGCGATTCCGTGCAGCGGACTTTGATGGGCCGGGTCAACGCGATTGGCACCGGCGCAATTCCGAAGGATGCGATCAAGGAGCAGTCGAGCAAGCGCGGCGTTGCCGACGCCATCGACACTGCGATCCTGCGCCATGGCGGCGGCGCCGACGTACAGGCCGGGCAGTCCATCCTGACCTTCAAGTCGTACGACCAGGGGCGCGCCAAGTTTCAATCCGAAACGCTGGACGCGGTCTGGCTGGACGAAGAATGCGGCGAGGACATCTACACGGAAGTGCTGACCCGCACCAACGTCAGGATGGGGCCGGTCTATTGCACGTTTACGCCGCTTTTGGGCATGACCAATGTCGTTCACAGATTTTTGCTGGAGCCGTCGCCTAACCGGATCGCTTTATCGATGACCATCGACGACGCACTGCACTACACGCCCGAGCAGCGCGCGGCCATCGTCGCGGGCTACCCGGCGCACGAGCGCGAAGCGCGCACCAAGGGCATCCCGATGCGCGGCTCCGGGCTGATTTTCCCGGTCTCAGAGGACCGCATCAAAGTCGAGGGCTTCCCGATACCGGCGCACTGGAAGCGCATCTGCGGCATGGATTTCGGCTGGGATCATCCGACCGCGGGCGCCTGGCTTGCGCACGATGCCGACACCGACACGATTTACGTTTACGACGCCTACAGGGTTCGCGAAGCGCCGGTTGTGATTCACGCCGCGGCGTTCAAGGCGCGCGGCGCGTGGATACCGGTCGCCTGGCCGCACGACGGCAACAACGACACCGCGGCCGGCCCGAATCTGGCCAGCCAGTACCGCGCGCAAAGTGTTGCGATGCGAACCGAGAACGCGCAGTTCCCGGAAACGCCGGGGGGCTCCGACCGCCCAGGCTCACGCATCAGCGTCGAGGCCGGCGTGCAGGAAATGCTGACGAGAATGGAAACCGGGCGCTGGAAGGTTTTCGCCCACCTTAACGATTGGTTCGAGGAGTTCAGGTTGTATCACAGAGAGAACGGAAAAATAGTGAAGCTGCGCGACGACTGCCTATCGGCCTCCCGCTACGCCCTGATGGATCTCCGCTTCGCCGTCAATAAACCTGCCCCGATACGCGGCATCACCATGACCGGCTGGCGCGGCTGATGGATAACAGTCAAAAAATCGCCGACGGCATCAGCGTCGAGGCGTACGCCCAGATTCGCACCGACATCCAGCAGCAGCCGCAATACCGCACCGACCAGAATACCGATTGCGATTACTACGATGGCATGCAGACCAGCCATCAGTTGATCGAGCGCCTGACTGCCGCCGGCATTCCGGTGCAGGACTCCAATCTGATTAAGCCCACCATCAACGCGCTCCTGGGCATGGAAGCGCGCTCGCGCGCCGATTACACGGTTCTGTCGGACGACCGCGATTCCGAACAGGTCGCCGAAGCCATGGCGGCCAGGATGAAGGAAACCGAGCGCGAGTCACGCGCCGACCGCGCCATGAGCGATGCCTTCGCAGCACAGGTCAAGGCCGGGCTGGGGTGGGTTGAAGTGGGACGCGAGTTCGACCCGCTGCTGTATCCGTACCGCGTGCGCGAAGTGCACCGCCGCGAGATTTTCTGGGACTGGCAGGCCAAAGAGCCCGACCTGTCCGACGCCCGCTACCTGCGGCGCGACCGCTGGATCGACCGCAAGCAGGTCGCCCTGATGTTTCCGAAGCACCGCGAACTGCTCGAAAACTCATGGAGCGGCTGGCGCGACCAGTTGACGACCGACGACGGCCAGACCGGCATGGCGCGCGCCTACGAAACTGAATCGAGCTGGGGCGAAGACCGTTCGAATTTCATCAACCTCGACATGGGCATGATATGCCTGTCGGAACTCTGGTATCGCAACTGGAAAGAAGGCGTGGTGCTGCGCCTGCCCAACGGCACCAGCCTCCGCTATCGGAAAAACAACCCGTATCACCAGATGGCCGTGGCGCAAGGCCTGGCGCAGCCCGAGCAGGCGCTGCTGACCGAAATGAACGCGGCAATCTGGTTTGGACCGCACAAGCTGTCCGACCGCCCGACGCCGCTGCCGCACAGCTTTTTCCCCTATATCCCGTTCTGGGGATTCCGCAAAGACAAGAACCGCGTGCCTTATGGCCTGGTGCGCGACATGCGCGGCCCGCAGGACCAGATTATCGACCTCGACATCCTGCTATACGAAACGCTCAATTCGCAGCGCGTGGTCGCCGACAACGACGCCGTGGACATCGAGGCCAACTCGCACGAGGAAGTGGCGAGAAAAAGCCAGGCGCTGCGCAGCTACATCATCCTGAACGCGAATCGCGTGAACAAGGGGAGCGGCTTCCAGATCATGCGCGACTCGGTGCTGACATCGCAGGTTATGGGAATCATCCAGGAGCGCAAGCAACGCATCGAGGAAGTCGCCGGCATCTACCGCGCCATGCTGGGTCAGGATACCAACGCGCAGTCGGGCGTGGCGATTGCCGGCCTGGTCGAGCAGGGCACCACCACCAGCGCCGAACTGACCGACAATTTCCGCTACGGCCGGCAACTGGTCGGCGAGCACCTGCTGGCGTTCCTGAAGCACGACCTGCACGGCCGCGAAACCAAGATCAAGGTTGCGCACCGCGGCCGCCGCAACTTTGTGACACTGAACGAAGAGGTGCAGACCGAAACCGGCGAAGCCGAAATTCAGAACGACATTTCGACCGCACAGATCAAGCTGACCCTGGAAGACGTGCCGTCCACGCCCACTTACCGCAATCGCCAGTTCACCATGCTTGCCCAGATGGCGACCGCGGCGCCGCCCGAATACCAGGCCGTGCTATACCCGGCCATGCTCGAGCTGTCGGACGTGTCGCAGCGCTTCCAGATTGCCGAGGCGCTGCGCAAGGTGGGCAACGTGCCGCAGGCGATGACCGAAGAAGAGGAAGCCGCGGCGGAAGAGCAGGCGCGCGCGCAGCAGCAGGAAACCGCGGCGTACCAGAAGAAGGCAGCCGAACTCGAACTCGAACTGAAAGCCGCCCAGATCGAAAAACTGAAAGTCGAGACCGAAGCGGCCCGGCGGGAAATTCAGGCGCGCGACTTCGAAGCGGAATCGCTGGCCGTGCGCGGCCAGGCCGACCAGGCGGTCAACGCCTCGCGCGACGAGGCAAGCCAGGTCATTCAGGGCGCGCAGGCGCGCGTCGCCGAACTGGAAGCCGCGGCCGGGCAGTTGCTTGAAGAACTGGCGCAGCAGGAGCAACAGCAACAGCCGGCTTAAGCCAGACGAACGCAAATTACAAGTGTGTGAGCTAGCAGACTGTATCAGTCAGCTAGCTGACTGCCCCCCCCCGAGTAAGGGGTGTGAAAAATTCACACCCCTCCTAAAAAATCGCAAAGCCGCCTTCGAAAGAGGACGGCTTTTCGATTTATGGGACCGACCTGGTCTCACGCGCTCACGGCGACATTGAAGTTGGAAACCCCGCCATTTTGGCGGGACCGCGCTCACGGCGGATAACCGCAGTAGTTTGGAGAATCAAAAATGGCAGAGAACGAAATTGTATTGACGCACGACCAGATGGTGAATCTGAGCCCAGAGCAAATCGAGCAACTGGAGAACGACCCGGCCAAGCTCGAGGGAATGCTGGGGAAAGAGCAACCGGCGGCAGCAGCGGCGCCTGACCTAGAAGCCCAGACGGCGCCGGAAGCGGATGAGCCTATCGTTCTGAACAAGAGCGGCAAGGGCACCATCCCCTACACCGACCACGTCGCGCTGCGGCAGCAGGCAGCGCAGGCGCGCGAGCAACTTGCCGAAGCGCAGGCGCAAAAGGCGGAACTGGAACAGAAGCTTTCCGAAATGGCGGCATTGCAAACCGCCCAGACGGAAGCCAAGTCCGGCGCCGCACAGACCGTT